AGAGCCAAATCTTACTGAGCCTTGATAGCCTAAGTTCCATGAACCAGTTGGTACGGCTAGATTTAACAAGCCCGACCACCAAGTAGTAGTAGACCCGATATTTATATCCGCAAAAGTAGCTATACTGTAGGTTTCCACTTTCCATTTACCCCTCGCATTATTAAACCCGAACGGACTAGCTTGCGTTGAGTAGAACGGATTAGTTAAGGTCATGTTCGGTACTTGATTATCTTCTCCACCAAAGACGGTGATAACACCAGCGGTAATTTTGGTTATCTTTAGCATTTCAGTAGCGTTGAAAGGATTACTGAGGTTTGTAGCAACAGCACCAGACACAGCTGTAAGGTTGTTAGCGTTAGCATGAGAGTCGTTACCGTTACCGTTGAACTTGTGGTAGCCAGCAAGGTTTGTTTCTGAGCCTGTAAGTTCTTGGTATTGGCGGTCTTGTATCTGAGTCGCTGTTAGGACTGCTGAGTATACAAAGGTTTGAGCTATGAAGCCAGGGAATGGATTTGTTCCTGCTGATTTTTCTGCACCTATAACCAAAGCTGTGACACCCTGGACGAGAGCAGTACAAGTTCCCGTAGTATTTACAGAACTAGGTACAACAGCTCCATTTATATATATTACTGTAGAAGCATCGCCTGCCACCGAAACATCCATACTAGTGGCTATGTGTGTCCATTTATTAAGCGGAACAGACTGCCTGCTAGTACCAGATTTGTTATTAACAGCGATTCTTAGAGCCGATACTACGACTTGTCCACTTGCATTGATTCCAAGCGACCAACCCTCTACATCTGCATTTCTTCGAGCAATAATCCCACCCCCTGCATAACTTGTGAGATATACCCACCCTCCAGTTGTAAATGTAGTAGTGAATGAAAGTCCTGTAGGTGTAGCTCTACTCCAATACTGCGAAGTACCGTTAAGCGCAGTAGATTGTGTAGGCGGAGTTGTACCTCTTGTTACTTTAAGTCGCATTCCAGGAGAGAGGACAGTGGTAAGGTCAGCACTAGAAGTGATGTCGAACTCTTTGTTACCTTTGTTATAGCCTGATGCTACGGAGAGGGTAGAGCCAAGATCAATCCAACCTTGACGAGCAGCTGCATTTTGAGCAGTTGCGGGGAGAGTGTTGGCAGTTATCTTTGTGCCACTTAAACCAGAAATATTATTATCATCAAGTCCGCCATTAAGTCCTGAGACTATCTGAGTGAGAGGGTCGTTATAATCGGAAACGTCTGCGTTAGTGCCGTCGGATGGAAGTGTTATGCTAAATACTGACATTTTTTTATTTTCTCCTAGTGCTTATTATAGCAAATTATTGTTTTTCGCGTGCGTCAAATGATCTTTTTGTAGTATTAAAGAATAAACCATTAAGCATTTCATCCCACATAGGGTCATCTGTAGGGTTGTCACCATACTTTTTGTAATACTTACCAAACTTGCCATTAAGGCTTGCATTAAATTCCTCAGCCTTACGTTTAGCCTCATTTCGGCGACGGTTTTTGACTAGATATGTAATTTCCTTAGAAGCAACACTACGCTTAGCAGATAAAGGGTTGTAGGCATCATAGAAATCGCCTGTCACCTGACCAGGAGAGAAGCTGGCATCTCTGGTTGATTTTGGTGATTGTGTCCCAAACCTTAAAGGAGCTTCCGCAGCTTGGGCTAAGTTCTGCTCCATTGGCTTACCTTGTGACGCACTGATACCCGCCCGAACAGCAGCAGGAGTAGATTGACCAGCAAGGTATAAAGCTCGCTTCTTGAGCTTACCAAGATTACTATCTTCCTCTGTCCTAGTAGCGCGAGCAGCTGCCGCATCAATTACTATTGGCCTACCGAAGTAATCTTTGTTAGCTGCAAGTTGCGAGCCCGTCATTATAGGCATTGAGAGGAACTTTCCACCTTCACTGAGTACGGCATCCGTATCTCCCGTTATAGCCCCCTTGACGGCTCCTATACCTGCACGGGGTATTGTTAGGAAGCCAGGCATGAATGGTATATATGCAACCTTTTGATTGCCTTTGTCATCTTTGCCACCATACGGTATTGCAAGGGTTAATTCTTTGCCTTCTGGGTTTTTGTGCATACCGTGGCCAGTAGTCTGTTTGTTAATTTGGTCGTAGATCATATATGTCGCACCAATACCAACTGCTAAACGACGATTCAAGGCATAAGAACGATCTCCATATGTCCGAGGGTCGCCAACTGCTTTAAGAGTATGAGCAAGAACATTTATGATACCTTCACGGTATTTAGGAGCAAAGGCGATAGTACCAATAGCATCTTGGACACCCTGAGAACGCCCTGTTGCTAATTGGTCGGTGATACCATACATCTTCTTCATTGTTTCAGCAGTTAGATCAAGTGCCGCATCTTTGCCAAGTTTTTTTTCCAAAGCGTTTTGTACATTCTTGGCAGTATTAAGTTGGAGGTTAGGCATGAATCTGCCGAATGTTGGTTCGTTAAATAACTTATTCCATACACCACCATCACTAGACGGTGTAATCTCAACGCCGCGCTTTGCCATAGACTCAACGAACCCTGAGTTAGCGGCAAATACTTTATCGGTTTGCTTAGTAGAGAATGATCGAGCAAAAGCTGCGACTGGACTATAGACAGTTTTAGCGCCCTTTATTGGGGCACCTGTTACTATCTGGCCAACACCGAGAGAAGCCTCTTTCATCATCTGCGAGAAAGTAAAGAAGTTAGCTGGAGTACCTGGGACACCACCAGCAAGAGCAATGTCCTGCCACTTAGAGTTGAATGAGGCTGTCTTACTAAGACCCTTTTCTATGATGCTGTCGCTTTTGCCATAGATATTGTTCAGGATAGTCGCCACTTCTTTTGGTGCAGATAATTGATTGCCTTGAGCTGTACGCGGAAAACCCTCAGCTGCGATAGTAGCCCAGCCAGCAGGGGGTCGTCCACTTTTCATAAGTCCCTGTTGTTTAAGGTCAGTCATAAGGGCAACATTGGTTCGAGTAGTCTCTAGACTCTTGACGTATGCACCCATCATCTCAGCAGGGTTCTTATACTTAGGTTTAAGACCCAGTGCAATACCTTCTTCATAAGTCGGTATAACGCGCTTAAAGCCAGCCTGTGGCTTTAAGCCAGCGCCACGAGCCATCTTATCTACAGCTTCTGGTGCTTGCTTCCACATATGAGGAACGTAATCTTCTCGATAGCCTATGTCTAGTCCTGCGTCTACGGCCTCTTGGCGGGTTTTATCAGCAATAGATCTAAACTGTTGCGTAAAAGCATTATCAGCAGCTGTACCAGCCTCTATTTGGTGAGCAAGGTTCATATCTAACTTGACATTAGCTTCATCGGCAGCTTTTTGTAAATTCTTCTCAACTGATTTGCCCCGTATCTCCGCAACATTACGGTCCCCCGCATTCTTTTTGAAAGTTGTCTGGGTTTCTTCACCTAGATTATTGACTGGCTGAAATATTGCATTCACCTTAGCTTTGATACCAGTAGTCTTAATAGCGTCAACCTGATTAGGAGCTGTAGCCCCATAAACTCCACCATCTTTGAACCCTTTGCTAAGCATACTTTCAGGCGTTCTAGCGGTGACATGTGTGACTTCACCAGCAACAGATTTCCCAGCAGTTCCACCCTTACCGATAGCGTTACGTTCGTTATCAATAGCGTTGACTATATCGTCACGTTGGTCAGAAGGAATACGAAAGAATGTTTTGTCGCCAGTTTTAGGATTAACTATTTGTACTACCTCATCAGCCTGTGTCGCAATATCTTGAGATACTTTAGATGTGGCTTGTCCTGGCGCACTACCTTTAATCTTGTTGATTCCTTTGCCTAGCCCATCAAAAGCTACGGGGAGGGCTCCACCGAGGGCTCCACCGATTGCAGCTCCTTTAGCGAAATCTAGGCCGCTAGCATCTGGATTATTCTTTCCAGTAGTTGTAGCACCATAGGCAGCGCCAAACAAAGCACCCTCACCAGCCTTAGTCAGTAGCTTCTTGCCACCCTGTTTCACGATTTCTTTTGTTGCTCGTTCTCCGCCTTCTTTGACAAGCTGTTCAATAGCTTCAGCCCCACCAGTTTTAATGGCTTGCTTTATGGCGTCTTTAGCAAGAGTCTTGACAGCTGTTTTTGCTATTTTACCGCCTAAAGCACCCGCGCCTGGTATGAAGTTTAGTGCAGTCTCAGCAGATTGGAATGCTAGTTTCTTAGCATCTATTTTGTTGAGTGACTCCATATCCTGTTTGGTGTTAGCACTAACTGTAGTAAGTTTCTTAGTTTCTTCTGAGAATTTCTTAGCTTCAGCCTGAAACTTAGAATCTTTCCACTGAGCATCAGAAGCAGAGCCAAACTTTTCACGCCACTCTTTGTTGCGCTCATTTAGCTTATTAGTATTATCAGATAAATCTTTAGTAGCTCGAACACCACGACCAACGTCGCCTAGTCCTTGGTAGGTATCTACAGTAGTATTCTTGAGGTCAAGAGCAGCATCCCGTGCAAAGTTAGCAGCACCCTTAGTTATACTCTTAAGACGATCAAACACTCCCTTGCCACCAGGCTTATCGGCTTCTGGCGTCTTTAGAGATTGAGTCATTTGAGCTGACTGTGAATCAGAATTACTGGAAGCCATGAAACTATTATGTTTTTCAAGGTTCTTTAATGCTTTGTTGAAATTTTTACGCGATAGCATAAATTATACTTCCATTATCCGTTATAGTATGACTTCCACCTCTTTTGATTGGGTTGGCCATCTCCAGCGCCAGTGTATTTCCAGAAATCCTTAGCAAATTGTCTAGGATCTCCACCAGCTTGGCGGTAGTAATCACGGGCAATCTGGAATGTTGATGGTGAAACGAATCCATCTTGCCCACGACTTCCTTGAGCGGTTATGATACCAAGAGCAGCTTCCTGTGGGCTTACTTGTTCACCAGCTTGGCTTGAAGCTCGGTTAGCGGCAGAGTTACGCGCATCAGCTGCCATCTTAGCTTGGTTCTGTTGAGCTTCGAATACACGCTGTTTATCTGCTTGATCAGAGTTGAATTTCTGTTCAGCGGTCATTCTGTTCCAAGCATTGAGTGTTTGCATATCATTTTCGCGCATTGCACTAGCTTTATCGAATACGTTAGTAGACAGATCGGCTTTCTTACCGAGTAGGTCAGAACGAGTTTTAGCGATAGTAGATTGTAGTTGAGCTAATGCAGGTAGATAAGTAGATGAAGTGTAGTTAGCTTGTTCGTCAGGTGAGAAGCCAGAAAAGAACATTCCTTTGTTCTGAGCTCCTTGTTCAATTTGGCCAAAAGCCTTCTTTTGAGTTGCTGCTAGACCCTGCTCTTGAGCTTGTCCAGCTTGAGCATTTTGGTTAATGCTTTCATCAATAAGTTGATTTTGGGGTGCTATTGCCCTAGACTGTTCATTGATTAGGGATTGTATGTCTCTTACTGCTGGCGCCATTTTTATTTTCTCCTATGCTTATTTTATCACTTTTTTACGGTATCAATAAACGATAATTGTATGCTACTGGAGTTGAGGGGAACCCACCGCCACCACTATCGTTATTTAATCTCACTATATATAGGTTTCTGTCATCTAGAAAAGCGTATATCAATACCCTACCATCAGGGGATCCCCAGGGTAATGTAGTCTGTTGGCCAGTCCCTGCTACATTTGTAGTAGCCGAGACTTGGAATATTAAGTTATCGCTATTAAAGTTATGAGCAATAACTTCAGTTGTAGATACTTCACCAGCTCCAGGTAAAAGAGCTACCACGAATGTGCCACTACCCTGTCGTAGTACTTTGTTAGAACTAGCTTTAGACGTCATCTGGAGTTTGCTAAAATCAGGCATTATTCTACACTTTCTTCATAAAATCTATAATATATTACTCCACTGATAGCAGAACCGTTATTCTCTGAGATTGTTACATTTAAATTAGTAGAATCTAAATAAACAGTGTCAACTTGTCCACCGTTACCATCTATAGCATAACTAGCTGTACTACTAAAAAGAGGGAAGACCTTACCACTGGTGTATTTATAGAAAGCTACAAAATAAGGTTTATAGGGTAGGCCATGAGGAATAGTAAAGTTTGTAAAGCCAAACGCACCAACAGAGAAAGCTAGGCTGCCTCTAGTAAATACTCGTTGATAGCGGAAGTCGCTTGAGAAGGCTAGTCTGGATGGTCTACTGGCACTCATTAGTACTCCGTCTTATCTGCCCATACGCGGACTCTTACAGTGCCACTTCTGTCGGCTACGGCATATATGAGATTGTTAAGGCTGTAGCCATAAAAGACTATAGCACCAGCTACCGTATTATTAGTGGAGCTCCTACCAGCCTGATACCAATAAGCAGAACTAGTAGGTTTAAACTCTAAACTATAGAGTGGTGGGAAGGCGCCTTCAACTGGGGTATGGACTAAAGTAGTGCCAGTATTCACAGCTACCTCTGTATCTGTTATCAACTGTTCTATGTTCCAAGATGATAGATAATTCAGTTTATCATTGTCAGCCATTACAACTCCTTAGAAAGCATCATTTACGCTGAAGCCAGCTTTAGCTATTGCTTGACCGCCAGTACCGTCTGGTAGAACACCAATCTGTACTATGTTCTTACCACTAGAAGGGTCATACCAATACCAAGTTGCAAGATCCATTTTGAATACTAGTTGGGTATCAGTAGCAGAAGAAACATCAACACCAGCCTGAGAAACTTTAATTCCAAAGTCTTGGCCAGCGCCCCAACCATTAGCTTGATAGCCAATAATCATACGCTTGGTAGTTCCATCAGAGAACACCTGTGTTTTCAGTAAAGTGTTTAGCCTGTTAATAACATCATTCAAAGCTCTGATTTGAACTTCCTGAGAAGAACCAGGAGTGACTGGAGGTAAGTAACCGCCAGATAGACCAGCACCTACTGCGCTTACATTGTCAGCCATTACTTAACTCGACCACTCTTGATTTGTGCCATATAACCGTATAAATCTACAGGGGCGGCTAAGTAATCACATTCAAAACGGAACTGTGTGTGTTTGCCACGGCCACTCATTGGTACTTTAGTGTCAACAAGCCTATCGCCATCACCCCAAACAGTACCATCATTCCAGTAAAACTGTCCCCATGTTGCACCACCTGGATTTACAGGGAATTGAGCTAGCTGTGGATTATCAGCGAAATCTACATCTTTACCGACCATGAGTACATAAGCAGAGTCAGTGGGTCTTACATACGGTCTGAAGCGCTTAATACGGTCTTTAGCAGAGCCAGAACCATAAGGCTTATATGCAGTCCAGTATCTAAAGGAGATGATCTTACCTAGGTCACTCTCACTGTTCTCACCAAGATATAGTGCTCCACACTTTGAACTGAATTCAATCATCTGGTTATTATCTTGTGTCCATTCTAATGAGCCAGTTACTGGGCGCCCTGAGTCTTGGAACCATTGTAAGTGCTTATTGCTATCTTTTTTGGAGAGTTCAAGGAGTAGCATATTCTCTGACTGTAGATCAAGGCCAGATGGGTAATAAACTCTGAGTTGGTTACGGTACAGATGCAGACGGACCTTACTTGTATCCTGGATTGATTGTAGTGCTGGCTCTACCTTCTCAGAAAGGATCTCGTCTTCAATGCCGTTATATCGGTAGATATGCTTGTCGTCTGCCATAAAGTAGATGTAGTTGCGATCCACAGCTATGGCTTCGTCAGACACAGCGCCCTTAGTACCAATAGCTTCTTTACGAGTAAATGAACTGAGGTCAGAGCCATAGAGTGTGTGTTTAGTCTCACGAGTGAATATGACTAGATTATCCTGGAACACGCGCCAACCAGCTATCCAGTCAGGTGATTTAGGATTCGGTACATAGAAGAAATCTACAGAACGGTAACTTGTGAAGTTGTAGAGTTCAGAGAAATTTATACGAGTAGGGTCATTAGCAGGCACGAAGAAAGCTCTGTTCTGGAAGATGATTATATGAGTTGGTGTGCCAGCAACATTAGCAATATCTGAGACAGTTGTACCGTCCCATTGTCGAGCTGGCTTTATACCATCGACCCACATAGTCTTATCGTCTACTTGTACGAATCTGACCTTCTTAGCGACAGCGCCAACATCAGCATTGATACTAGTAGGTACGCCCAGATCAGTTACTGAATATACGTTAGTACCCATCGCGAATAAAGTACGGTTAGCTAGATCTGATGGGTAACGACGAGTGAATCCAAGTATTTCGCCAACTGTGGATAAGTAGCTTTTGTAGCGCCAAGTATAGCCTAATGCAGTGTAAACACCCCCAGGTGTTGCTGTTGATTGACCACCAGTTGCAGCTGTTCGATTTAAAGCATAAGTGGAAGCTCCGCCAGTTTCAACACGGACACGATGCCAGTACTGTGTGCCATTAGTGAGTGTAGGCGCATCGATGAAGTAAGCAGGCAAGTATTGGAAGCTAGCAGAGATGAGTCCTGAAGATATTGAACCTTGCGCTAACAACGTGCCTGGGACTCCTGCACTATCAGCATAGATCTCTACTATTACTGAGCCACCGCCTGCTACGCTTGTTTTTATCTCGTATTCTAATTTAGTGAGTGCACCGCTGGATGAGGGTGTGAATGGTTCAACTAACCAAGTTAGCGCGGTGAATGTAGCTTCCCCAGTTGATGCAGCAACATTCTGCACGTTAAGAGTCTCGCCTACAGGAGTAGACAATCGAGTGGACCCCTTACGAGTACGGATAGCAACACGAGTTTCCCCGTCTTGTCGAGCATACATACGGCAGTTTGAGTTATAAGGGCTTTCTCCAAGAGGCATTACCTGGTCTGGCGTAATGAGGTTCAAGCCACGAAGATCGTAAACTTCATCAACTCGTGGGACACTACCAGCCTGCGTACGGCGTCTTTGAGCTTTATTAAAGTTACTTTGCATTAGTAGTCTCTATCTACTCTGTAACCGCCACTCCTGCGCCCACGATTAGTCTTAACGACTTGGGGGCCAACCTTAAAACCGCCACGACCATAGTTCTTGATAAAAGCAGTTCTAAGCCCTTGCAATCGGTTTAACTCAGCATCAGCTTCTGGGTAATCCTCATTAACGCGCATAACACGTTCAAGGGTACCGATAGTCATTAGTTCACGATTATTTATTGGTAGTTCACATTCGTCTGTGGCTGCTACCATCAATACTGGTGAGCGGAGATAGTCTAAAGTTATATTGTAAATAGCGTCAGTACGTGATTGGAAGCGTAAGCCTTCACCAAAGAAAGTCCAATCGCGGATTTTAGCAGTCGTAGCGACACTAAAGTTGGCGTAGCGTGACATGAATTCGTCATACTCAATGAAGCCAGTCTTGGTTATATTGCGATAAGTTGAAACGTTGTCTAAAACAATAAGATTTATTAAGTTCATAAAATCTTCAGGCAAGTCTTTTTGAGATGAATTAGCTGCAACAGATAGAGTCTCGTTTTGCTCCATGAAGCGGATGCGATTGTCATTGAATAGTTCAAACTGAAAATCATTAGCAGCGCGATCTATTGTAGTATCTGGGAAGCCACTATCATCAAGTTTGTCTTTTACTGCTGTTCGGATGTCGCTTAGTGTGAATTTTTCAAATGCCATATTTTTCCTTATATGCTTATTTTGGAGATTCTGTATACACAGCTAATCTTACCCCAATTATATCACGAAAAAAGTTATTTCTTAGTAACAGGCGTAACATTGTCCTGCTCTAATTGTTGCATTCTTGCTTGTAATGCTCGTAGATTGGTCTGGGCAGTTTCTAGTGCGACTACCTGTTCGTATGCTAGGCTCTTGAGTTGCTGAATATCTTCGATTCTTGAAATGTCCATTAGTTAATCTCCTCTGTTATTACTTTGACTACTTTTTCTAACTCTACTACATCTATGAGTGGTTTAGCGGATTCTACTAGTGTTATTGTTTGTTGTGCAACATCGCTAGACTCAAAACTCTGCACCTTTAATAGTAAACCGAACAGTTGCACCGACAAGTGTAGTAGCTACTCCGTTTTTCTGATAGTTGAGGGTTATACTGTATGTAGTCCCTCTGTTAATTTTCAAATTTGCCATAATGTCTCCTTTTTAATTATACACTGTTATTTCTTATAAACTTAGCCAGCTTGTTGGTATCTACTACTACCTTACCCTTTTGAGTTCCAGTATAAGTGGTGGTGTCGCTCCATATTGCAGTTCTTGTAGCTTCGGCAGCAGCAGCAGGGTCACCTAGTGTTTCTGGTGTTAGCTGGAAAGCAAGTGGTTGACCCTCATACCAGATGTCAAGACCAGATATAAGGTTAGTACCTCCGTTAAGGTCATCAACGAAAGCCTTTCCGCCAGCTACTGTACCCCTAGCAGTTAATCTAACTGTTGCTACATCGCTTGTACCAGAGGTGTTGACAAGTCCAAGCCTATAAACAGCGTTGTTGCTTGTCGGGTCGGTTGTCTTAGTCATGGTAACTGTTTGGTCAGCTACTAATGAACCAGGTAGGAATAACTCAGCCGTTAGAGTCGAGCCAACGTCAGCTAGTGCAGTTGCATTGCACCAGAAATCACCAAAGACTGAGATAACTTCGCCGACTCTGACAGGTATACGATATTGAAATCTAAGACCAGTAGCCGTTTCAGGTAACAGAGCAGTAGCTAATGAACCTGCTGTAGCAACAGTGGTTTCGTCTAATCCTGCGCCAGATGAGTACCCTGAACCATTTGTGGTGTACCAACGGTGTCGGTTATTAGTTGTGTTATACCTATGGAATCTTGCTAGAGAACCCTCTAACTGGTTAATATAGTTACTTATTAAAGTAGCAGACCCGAAGTTGCAGCTATTAAATAGAGCGGTGTTTTGTGTTGAGCTAATTGTAAGAATGTCTATAGCGTTAGTAAAGAAATTACCAAATCCGCAGTTGTTAAACTCACTCTCTGTAGAGCCATTTAACACGATTGCTTGTAGCCTACCTGCGTTAAAACTACAAGAGTTAAAAGTATTACTACCAGATGATGCGACACTGACTGCACCAATGTTAGCTGTAGCGTTTGAGTTAGTTCCGTAACTATGGCAATTAGTGAATGTATTTTTATACGAAGTAACTGCTAGACCGATAAACTGACCACCAGTAGTTCCAGCTTGTCCGTTAAAGTAAAAGCAATCCACAAAGTTTTTGTTAGATGTTGTGGATACGCCTAAAGCTGCGTTAGACAAGTTCGTAGCGAGGCAGTTATAAAAGATGAGTCCTGAAATCGTTTGTGTAGACGTAGTTCCTTGGATGTTTATGACGTTACGGTTGCCAGTAGAGTTTTCAAATATAACAGCGTTATCGTAAGTAGAGGCAAAACCAGTCGCTGATGTTAAGTAATCAAGGTTTAACCCATGAGATGATGCTCCTGATGGGTGCTCAAACCTACAGCCGTTAAACGAACTGCCAGAGTTAGCGACTGCCATATATGCCTTATAACCTCTTGTTGTAGTGAGAGGCTTAACAACACAGTTGCTTGTCATATTAGCAATATGCACACCTACTGCATGAGTAAAACTTAAACCACTTTCAGCACCGCCAGAAGTAGCAGAAAGCACATAAGATGTGCCAGAGTTACGAGTAATTATAAAACGCTTTTCATTCTGGTTATGAGCGGTTGATGTACCTACGACTATTTCATCGCCTACTTGCCAATCTTTAGTTACGCTAATTATCATAGGACTTGCTGCCGTTCCTAGACCAGAAGCGTATGTTGAGAAGTTATTTCGTCTCAAGCCTACAAATAAGAATTGTCCACCACGACTATTGGTAGCTTGCATAAACCCAAACTGACCGTTAGTTGTATTACTATCAATTATAGTTGTAGATACCCTTGTCATGTCAGCTACGTTACCAGAGCCATTGTATATGCCAGTTCCATAAGTGTTAATTGAACCCCTGATAGTTACTGTAGTAGAGACGGCTGTATCGTAAAGTACTGTTCCACCAGTTCCTACGGTTACAGCGGCACCAACAGAAGCTAAGAAGCCGTTAGATTGTAAAGTCTCCAAACCATCGCCAATCACGTTTGCTACTGTACCTGAGAGAGTTAAAGTCTTAGCTGTCATACCAGAGTTATGAAAGCCAGCCACCCATAAGTTATCATTGGCGTTTAGTGTTGTGGCGGTGTTATAAGTTACGCTAGTTGTTATGGTAGTGCCACTACCTGATACAAGCGACCCAGAGGTACCTGTATCGTTAGCTGCTCTAACGGTATAAGCCAAAGCGGTGAGTGTTGCAAAAGTGTAGGGAGTTGTAAAGCGAGCATAATTCCAGCCAAGTCTAATATCTGCGGGGTTCATAGTGGCAGATACTTTTGGTACTCCTGACTCCAATAAGCTAATAACTGCATTACCGAGTGTTGGTACACCATTATAAAAAACCCATATACCAGTGGCAGCATTAACGAGGTTAGGTGCAGTAAAGCCAACCGATGTTATACCAGCAGTTGTCAGGTTAGAGTTCGTACCACCAAGAGTAGTCGTACCTATATGGTCGTCGAATACACCTGCTGAGACAAAAGTTTTAAGTGCCATTAGACTTCCAGTATATCCCCGACTTTAAGTTTCCTCACCGACTTGTATTTAAACTCAAACTGGCTAGTGATAGACTTGATCGTGTCTGCTAATTGTTCTACGTCTGCGGTAGCTGAACTTGATGTCAGTACTTTGTTATTACCGTTCAGTATGTCAAATGCTGCTGATTGTTGTAGGTTTGGTTCTACTTCGCTGATACTTGTTATTATTGCTTTAAATGCCATGATGTCTCCTAGTTATATGTTTTTGCCGCTAATGATGTAAATGTATTATTAAACAAAATGTCCCCATCTGCATATTGAATAGTGGTCGGTGATGCAGACTCATCAATCCTAGTAATCTGCCAGGCTGCCGTTGCAGTACTAATACTTGCTCCTGTGGGCACAGCCTTGCCGATATAGGTAACATTCGTGGTTGTAGTATCGTCTATAATAGTAACGTATTTAGTTTCACCACCTCCTCCTCCGCCAGCTACAACTGTCACTGGGATAGATCCATCTGCTTCAGTAGCTACCTGTACAGATAGACCAGTAATAGGATCCTTATAAGGAACCATTCCGCCTCCGCCACCTCCTCCGCCGCCACCGCCAAACTTCTTCTTTTCTATTTTTGTGAGTAACTCATTAGCTTTTTCAAGATGTTGTTCAACAGTAGTAAGATCTGTAGGGATAAATTCTGGTGCTTCATAGGCACGGATGGCAGTGACCGCATCAACTAGTGGCTGCACCAGCGTAGAGATGTCTAGCTTTTCGACTACTACTTGAGCTTTAGGAACCTTAACATTAACGTCTGGTGCTTTGACTGTTAGTTGGCCAGCAAGACCCTTGATAGCACTGATAGTCTCATCTAGTTTTGTATTAGTGCTTGAGAAGTCTACCTTGACCGATTCTGGAGCTTCTGGGAGGTCGTTAGGTTTCTTTTCAAGTTCTAGTACAACTTTCTCTAAAAGAGTCGTCAGAGGACTTATATCGAGGGCATTTGCTTCGACCTTTTCAGATAGTTCACCAATAGCAGTAACAACCTTGGCCGCGTCAGGAGTACCAATCTCTTTCAGCTGGTTAGTAATCTCAGTTTTACTAGTTCTACCATTAAGGAATTTTATAAGTATTTTAGTGGTGGCTAGTTGAGCCTGGCGGATTTGGTCTAGTTTATCCAGTTCAGCCTGATGACGTTCCAGTTCAGCTTGCTTCTCAAGTCTTACAGCTGTTTTCTTTTGGTTTTCTAATATTTTAGCAGATGGCATGTTGTTATTATAGCAAAAACAACAAAAAAACGCCCTCCGAAGAAGACGTTAGTTTGTTTAGGAAGATTAGCTTACGCTTCTCTTGCCCACGAACCCTTTAGAGAAGTTACCAAAGGACCATTGGTTTCACCAGTGTTTTGAATAACTGCGAAATCACCAACCTTGGACAAAGCCTTAGTTAAGATCAAATCTTTGTTATCCACAGCTGTACCGTCAACTCCACCTTGGATGAGGTCGGCTGCAACTGGGCTAATTTGCACCAATTGCTGTGCGTTACCAGTTATTGCTCCAGTAGGACCGCTAGTAACCTGAACTCCACCAAGCTGTACTGTGAATACACCTTGAGCAGCAGTTGCAGGGAGAGTGTACACAATACCTGTAGCTATGGTGTTCTGGACATATCCAGAATCAGCGATAGTAAGTGTCTTTGCACTATCAACATCTACACCTTGACGTCCAGCGAATGGACCAGTTCGAATTTTGTATGCGTTTGCATTTGTCATATTTGCCATAATTTTTTCTCCTTTCAAGAGAATTATTGTTTATATCCCGTCATAAGCGTTTTATGGTAGGAGCGGTTTCCCGCCCCGACGCTCATCGGCTATTTACTTTGAAGTTTTAGCTTCTTCTTTTTTGCTAGCTGTGGCCTGAGCCTCAGCTTCTTCACGTTCCTTCTTCTCGCGACGTAGGTTAGCAAGTTCAAGCTGGTCAAGTCGTTCTTTATCTTCCTTCGCCTGAGAGACTGCATCAAGTGGTTGAACAGTTCCCTTCTGAAGTCCGATTATTGACTTAACTTCACCTTCATTTGCTGGACGTAGGTATTTAAAGCCTACCCGTATTGCTGCTTCAGCCTGGGAATTACCAAAGAGGGGGTCCTCAACGGTAATTACCTGGGCTAGCTCACCAGTTTCCTGGTCAATAGAAAATGAGTGTTGGTAAACACCTGAGCCTGGTACTTCTTTGTCGGAAGTTTCACGGGTTTTACCGCCTGTTTTTCCTTTTACATTTGTATCGTATGCCATATTTTTGTACTCCTTATACTTTAATTGTTAGGCGATTCTTCGGTATCGAATTGCAACACCCTTGTTAGTAGGGATGAATGCGTCGTAGTAACGTCGTCCGAATGCAACCATACCAGAGATACCGAATGGGAAACCGTCGCCAGTTTTGATTTCGTTAAACTTGGTAGGAGCTACTAGAACTTTTTTACTTACTAACATGAAACCGAAGTTTGCAACGTAGTAACTTACAGGACAGACAACAATTGTCATACCCATAACTGTACCAATCACACCTGTTGCTCGGTCAGCATTTGTACGGTCACAAGCTGTTTTGAACTCAGGATCACGGAATAGGAAAGCTTCGGCAGTTGGTTCGATGAACACAACAATGTCGTCTAGGCTTACTTTAGCGTTAATCAGAGCTACACGTTCTGCAAGAATACCTTGGAAGATATTAGATGCTGAAAGTGCTGAAGTAGTAACTTGTGAGTTTGCAACTGCATAAGTTGTAAGAACAGCCAAACGGTAGATGTCTACAGTTGGGACTGAAACTTCACGAACCTGTCGTTTAACAGCTTCGTCGATTGCAGGAACCATTTTACTGTCTTCACGGTTTCCACGATCAATTGAGATCGAGAAAGACTTGTCTTGTGAAAGAACGAAAGTCTGTGTACCGTTACCAAGTTCGACTAATTCGCCGTAGCGCATAGTACCAGAACGTTGGTAGTTATTCTCAGCTACAACATCCATGTTGTAGATGGTTACGGCATTGTTGCCGTTACTGAATTCTATAT